CGGCGCAAGAAGCGTTTTAAGAATTTGTGTGAAGTTACCTCTGTCGAGGGAATCACATTGCTTAAGACACTTCCAGTTAGGTTATTTCTAATATTAAATTGTTTAAACAAGCAATAAGTATTACATAATACCTACTTTTTCGGTTTAAAGAGGAAGTTTCACCTCTTACTACGTAATTCTCACTTAAGAGACCTATTGCTTGAGTAGCAGGAATTTCACCTGTTCAAGGTAATTTAGGATTGCAAGGGACTAACGACCCTTTGTCTAAACAGGAAGCTTACATAAGAAACGAAACCCATTCATCAATCGGTGAAGGATCTGTAAATATACAGGTTTCACTAACTGATTAGGGAATTATCCGTTTCATAAGGTCTTAACGTGGATATCTAAGGAAGTTTATTACTCTTCTCTTTGTTTTCCTTTGTTAAGGGATACAGGATACTACGGAGTTTCTCAACTTCTTTTAATAATTTGGAATTTCCTACGGATAAAACATCTTTAGTTTTTCTAAATTCAGATAAATAAGAAAGAGAGACTTTCAAGTCCTCAATTTTCTCAACTATTAACCATAAATCAGAGAAAGACATTTCTTCTAATGGCCCCAGAGTAGCGTAATAACTACGTACTTCTAGAATCAGTCGATTAAAATGCTCCCAAAGAATTATGAATAGTGGTTGAATCACCCAAACAAACTGCATTATAAAAGGTTCATAAGGTTCTTTTCGACGGTTGTCGAGGACCCCTCCTCTTAAATAACGAGTATGCTGAACTAATTGATTATTAATAGAATCAAATTTTAACATATCGTGAACAAGAACAAAGAAATTTGTTTTAGCAGATGGTAAAGAGTATGTTGGGAAAGTTGATGCAGCTTTCTTAATTGAATCAATGATCCAAGTCTTTAATTCATTAGGTAATGGTTTAGAATAGATCCGATTAAAACCGGATGAACCTATCCATTCCTCATGATTATTAAGTTTTGAAAACATTAATCCAGGATAAGAAGCTAATATCAAAGCTTTCCTCATACTTCTACTCATCGAGTTATAGTCAGTTGTCAGTCTAGATAGCGCTTTATAACCATGCCCTAGAAAGGATAACATCTCAGAAACTCTAACGTTTCTAAAAGATGAAACCCGATTTAAAAGCTGGAATAAAGCACGTATATCTATTCTCGCAACACACATTTCCTTAAATGAGAGTCCGGAGACATCTTGATATTTGTAAAAGAAACGTTTAGCAAATTCGAATGATCCATTATCAGAGATTACGGATTTTGACATGTTAATGGCAATATCCCACTCAGACGATAATTTCAGATAAGAATCCGCTACGGCTTCATTAGCAATAACTAGATCATCACCCAAGACTAGATAATCTTGAAAATTAGTAATCCCCACTCTACGAGCGGCAGTAATTACCATCACATGATGAGTCACAGCAAGCATAGCCCAGGAAGACAAAGCTCCCATAGGTTGACCTGTTGCATACTTAACAGCGACAATAAAGGTCTGATTACGTCCTTTCCAAGGGAATTTAGCCCCTAAAACATTATCAGGTAAATTGTCTGGATCGAAACCCAAACGTTTAGCTAATACTGCTGAAGGGTCCCAAGAAGGAAAAGGTATGTGATACCATCGCTCTGTCAATAATTTTGCCCAATCGCTACCTAAGCCTGCTTTCCAAAAAGCATGGTCTAAGATATCTGATTGAACAGATACAGGGATCCGATCGGTCGCAGCCGTTAAGTCAAAGGAATAGATCTTGGTTATCTTTCTATC